TGCGACTCCCCGGGCTGCGATGCCGAGATCGACCGCGGATTAGGTTATGTATGCGGCGGAAAGCCGTACGGTGGAGAGGAAGGCTGCGGGCTGTACTTCTGCGAGAAACATGGAGGGGGAACACTTTGCGCCAGATGTGAAGCTAGTCAGGACCCCCATGAAGCCAAACTTGACCATCCGGACTGGATTCAGCATAAAGCGACCCACCCCAGTTGGGACGAATGGCGCCGGGAACAGCGAGTGCTGTGAGCGCGAAGGGGAACCGCCACACTAGAACGGCACCTTCGCAAACCTCTCCGGACAGTGTTCGTCAGCGACGTCGAACCACTTAGACGTTAAATCACCATCAGCAGTTCATTCGCTAGAATCTTCCCACTGGGTTCCGTCATAACACCCGCTCCACACGTTCGAACTTCCCGCGTAGGCGGTTCCGATATTGTTCGCCACGTTGAAATGGCTCTTGATGTTCTTCGCGGTGCCGTTGAACGTGAACGTGTCCGCCCCGGCTTGCAGGGTGTGGACGATTTTCACCGTGACGCACAGGCCCGCTACGAGCGGAACGTTGGTTCCCCCGGCATCGGTGAGCGCGCCCGCAATCGCGTTGTTCGAGCCGGTTTCGCTCGCGATGTAGTTCGGGGCCGTGGCGGCGGTGAACGTCCCCTGGGCGCTCCCGTTGCCCGTGAGGAGGGATACTCCGGTTACGGTGAGGGTGCCGTCCGCGGTGACGTTGTTCTGGATGTGGCCGTTCACGATCGGGGCCACGGGTACCCACGTGCCGGGAGTGCCGCCCGAGGTGCATACCCAGCCCAGGACGGCGGAAGCCGAGCCGGCCGCGCTCGAAGGCGTGGAGTTTGCCACATAATCGCCGGTCTGCCACGTGCCCGTGGTGGGAATCGAGGTGGCCGTGTACCGCGCGGCCATCCCGGCGGTGATCTGATCGACGGAGCGAATCAGGGTGCCAGTCGAGCAGGTGCTATCCGTTCCCGCCGTGTAGAGGTTGATTTTGTAGGCCCGGTCCTGCGAAAGCCAGATGTTCGCCCGGCCGGTCGAATCGAGCACGATGGCGTTCGGTGGGACGCTATTGCTCACCGTACCGGTCGAATCCGTGTAGGTGGCAAGGCCGGTTGAGGTGCCCGCCACGTACGTGCAAACCTTCCCCCCGGCGAGAATCCGGCCGGTGTTGTCGGTGAATTGCGTCGGCTGCCAGGGAAGTAGGGCGGTGGTCTGGGCCTGGGCAGTCAGGCCGATCAGGGCCGATATCGCAAAAAATAGATATTTCATCGATTCACCGCCGCAATCTCCTCATCCGTGAGGGCCGCCGGGTTGTAGCTACCCCGGTATTGCTTCATCGCGCCCATTCCCCCGGCAGGGGCAGCTTGCCGCGGCGAAGTTGCTGCGTTTTGCTGCAAGATTTCCTGGACCCGCTTCAGCGCCAGCCGCCGGGTGACGAGACTGGGGGCCGTGCCGTTCTTCAGGTTCATGACTTCGGATTGTCCGACTTGTCCGCCCGCCTGCTCGACTCGCGCCAGTTGATCCTGCTTCATGAGTTGTTTCAGCGCCTTCCAGTTGCCGTCTTTCACCGCGCGCGCCTGGTCCGGATCATCGGGTAAACCCTCGGGGCTCTCCAAGGAATCGACGATGGCCTGGGCCTGCTTGGGATCTCGAGTAATGAATTGCGCGATATCCTCGGCGCTCTTTTGGCTGCGCGCGAGACTCGCGGCCTCGTTGGCCTGCATCTGGGCGCGGGACATCCGGCCCTTGCTTGCTCCAGAAGCGGCCGGTTTGGGGGTAACCCCTGAGTTCAGTTGCGCTTGCGCCTCGGGCGGCGGGGCGACCGGGGAGTCGGGAGCCGGGGGCTGGGGGCCGGGGGCCGGTTCGGGCGCTTCCGCGTTCAGTTGCGCGAGGGCCTCGGGAGGGGGCTGGATTGCTTCGCTGGGAGCGGGCGGGGGCGGCGGACCGGCGGCGGGGCGTGCGGGCGGTGGGGCCTGCAATCGGCTCGCGAGGCTCCGGACCGCTGCTTGTTGTTCCGCTGGGAGATTTGCGAATTTGCGGCCGGTCTGGCTCTGTGCGAGGCCGTCGAGCAGTTCGGTATCCTCCGCAACAGCCGCAACTGGCGCAACGGCGGCAGTGGCCCGATCCGTCAGCGCTTTCCTGGCCGCGCGCGCGGCAGCGGACACCACCCGGCCGCCGCCCACCGCTCCGGCGGCCAGTGCGGGATCGAGGCCGATTTCGTGCGCGGCCATCCCCGCCACGCCCGCGCCGGTCCAGGTCTTCGGTTCGACGAGCGCCTTTGCGCCTGCCCCGAGACCCGCTTTGCCCGCCGCCGCCACGTTCCCGGCCGCACTCTTGGCGGAGGCCACATCGGGAGGCAGCGCCGCCGATGTGGCCGTGGCGAACGCATCCGCGGTGGGATTTTCGGAGAGGAAGCCGCCCGAGGGCGGATTGCCGTGTTTCGCCCAGTTGATGACGCTGGCGGGCAGGTGCATCAGGTCATCGATGCTCGGCAGACCGAGCGCCTGTTTGGCCGCGTGGAGATATTCTCCGATCGAGCCGACTTGGCCCATATTGGCCTTGAAGGTGTCGAGGCCCGGTTTGGTGTCGTCCGGAGTGTCGAGCTTGTAGCCAGCGGGCAGTGCGGCGGATCCCGACGCCTGCGAATCGACGGAATATCCAGCGGGTACCGGCATCTATTTCACGGGTTTGCCGGTTTGCGTGTCGAACCACGTTTTGCCGTTATCATTTGAGCCGATCTTGTGGCCCTGTGGATTGGTGGCCGTCATGGAGTAGGTGGCCGGCGCTTTGCGGATGTTCGGGGCTTCCGCGGTGGGCTGGAATTTCGCGCCCGTCCGTTGATTGAGCGACGCGAGCCCACTGGTGTATTGCCGGTACGCGCCTTCGCCCAACTGCTGGTGCAGTTCGCGAATGTCATCGCGGACGCTGGCCGGAATCGGCTGCCCTTCGGTCCAGCCTTCGAGCTTGCCCTGAATCTTTTGCAGCAGAGAACCCGCCGTACCGTACTGCGCGATCTCCGCAGAGTTGATGCGCTTGATCCCGTTGATCGCGTTCGCCGCCCCGACTCCGACCATGGGGATATTGGCGCCCGCCGCGGTGTTCCCTTTATCGGCGAGATCGAGCAACTTGCCCATCGCCTCGGTGGCTTCCCGCGCTTTCACATAATCCTGGTCGAGCTTGTTGGCGTCAGTGACGGCTTTGGACGCCAGCGCTGGCGGAACACCGGCAAGGGCCGGATTATCGGCCTCACTCCGCGCTTTCGCTGCGTTCAGCGCCGCCGTCTCACGAATCGGAATGAGCTTCTTTTCGCGGTCGAACGTGTTCGATTCATCGACGGCCTTCTGGATGGCGCTGTTGACGGCCGTCTGTTTTTCTTTCGGTGTGCCGGGCATCTGCCAGAGACCGTAAATCTGATTTTTCAGCCGCGTGGCGGCGTCTGTGTCCAGGTTCAACCGGTCCACCATGCCACCTGTCCCGAGCACCGCCGCGGGGTTCTTCACAAATTCCGCCGCGGCATCGTTGGAGAGCTTGAGCATTTTCGTTTGCTCAGCCGTCTGCTCGGCGCGCGCTGTCGCCTCAGTCGTGCGCGCCTTCGCTTCCGTGGTTTCGGCTTCGGTGCTCTGACCCTTCAGAATCGCGTTGTGCTGGTCGATCAGCTTGTCCTGCCCGATCAGTGCCGCGTGCGCCGGCGCCGCCCACGTCGGGTCGAAGTGATCCTGAACTTTGACGCCCAACTGCTCAAGCTGGGGTTTCATCTGCTGATACTGCGCGTCTGCCGTGGCTAACCCTGTCGGGTCCGTCGTGAGATCGCCCTTCGCCCAGTTCGGCTGCGCGGTCTGGAGAAGGCCGCCCAACATCTGCCCGGCCGTCGAGTTCTTGGTCTGGAGCGTCTCCAGCTCTTTTTTCGCGTTCTCCGCGTCTTTCTGGCGGATCTCCCGTCCGGTCTTCGCGGCGGTCATGGCGCCGTCCGGATCGCCCATTTGCAAGAGCTTCACGCTGTAGCCGTCCCAGTCGAAATGAGGCACCGGGTTCGAGGCCTGCGCGGCCGCCTGGTGCCAGTTCGGATCGTAGATGGGGTTGCCTTCGTCATCCGAGCCGGTAATCTGCGGCGCGGGAAACCCGGAGGGCGGAGGGGCACTCGGAACGGACGATGAGAAATCCTTGGCCGCCTGGCGCCGCTGCTGGTCGAGTTGCAGGTCCCGCTGGGCCTTCTGGTTGCCGAGTGCGGTTTCTTGCGCTTGCTGCTGATGCAGTCCTGCGTCGGCTTGCAGGTTGCCAGCCTGCGCCTGGGAGAGTGCGCGCTGGTCCATCCACTTCCCTACGTCGAAGGGTTCAACGTGCGGGCCGTTGGCGAGTGCCGCGGAGAAAATGCCGAGAGGGTTGGTAGCCATGAATTACTCATCACCGCTGAAGTAGCCGTAATCGCTTGTATAGTCGCCAGCGTCTCCGCCTCCGTGATCGGCTGCCCAGGAGGGATCGACATAGCCGGTATCGTCTCCCCCGCCGTTGTAGGTGATACCGGGCGGAACGACGTAGCCCGGAGTGCCCGTGTAAACCGGGTAGCTGCCAGACGTATCCCAATAGCCGGTGCTGGGGTCGCTGCCGTCGTCTGGGTTGGGCTCGTCGGGGCCGTTTTCCCCACCGCCGGCGCCCTGATCCGTGTTCGAGGGTGGCTCTTCCCCGCCTCCGTCGCCCGGCGCCGGGCTGTTGGTTTCTCCGCCCGCATCGCCGTTTTCCCCGCCCAGAATGCCTGAGCCAGTGGGTAATCCGGTTTCGGGATCGGTGGGAATCGAGGCCCCGGTGTTCGGATCGGTCCAGCCGCCGTCGCCTGAGTTCGGATCGACTTTCCACACGTCGCCGGTAGCCGGGTCTTTCTCGCCATCGAAATGAATCGTGCTGTCCGAGGTGGTTTGAGTGTTATTGGGCGGCGGAGGCGGCACGGTGGGGGAATTCACCACGGGAGGATTCACCACGGTAACCGGCTCACCCGTAACCGGATTCGGCGGATAGCTAATCGTGCTCGTGGTGCCGTTGCCGGCCGGGGGCTCGGGCACTTTTCCGGTCTGGGTACCCGGCGGGGGCGGCGGAGGCGGAGCGGACGTGATGGGCGGCCGGCCTACGGGCGGCGGGGGCGGCGGCTGCTGAGGTGGCTTGGGCGTCTGGGGAGAACCTGCGACTGGCGGCTTCGCGGGATTCTGCTGTAGCCCCTTGGCTGCCTGCAAAAGCTGCTGGAGGATGTTCGGCGGCAGCTTGAACACTTCGAGCGGATCGGATGGCGTGCCATTGGTCACCGCAAAGGGATTGCCGTATTGCGAGCCGGTTGAGGGCGCGGCGTAGGGATTCAGGGGCGGAAACATTTAGGCTCCAGTCAGGGCGGAGATGACGCCAGAGAGCGAATTGTCCGAGCCCGTCAATCCGAAGGGGTTGGGGAGCGGGTTGCCGTTGCCGTTTTGACTCGTGTTGAACAGACTCAGCATCGAGGTCATCAACTGCTGGATGAAGGCCTGTTGCTGCTGGGCGATGTCGATCTGCGCTCCGGCTTGCGCGCCGGCTCCGGTCACATTGGCATTCCCCTGGTATTGGGAGCCCGTGACGTCCATGTTGCCGCCGTACATCGAGGAGTTGATGGTGTTCGAGGCTTGCGGCGCTCCGAATTGCGAAGCGGCGGAGATGTCCTGGCTGTTGGCGGTCGAACCGAGACCGGCGGTGTTGTAGAGATTGCCGAAGAGGTTCTGTTGTTGCGTCTGCTGGTTCTGAAATGCCTGCTGATAGGCGGAGTCGGCGGATTGCCCCTCGTAATCGGCAAGCGCCTTTTGCGCGGCTCCTGAGTCCGTGCGCCCTTCCGCCGCCATGGCGTTCTCGATGCCTTGCGCGCCTTGGCCCAGCCGGAACTGGTAGCCGGGATTCTGCTGAAGGATCTGGTCGGGGGTGAGGTTCTGGTTCAGCGCGCCGCCGGGAGCGAGTCCCGAGGTGATCTGCTTTTCCGCCGCCGTGCCGCCCTCTTGATAAGGGGTGAGGTTCCCGCCGGTCTGGGAGAAGAGATTGGCGAGCGTGTTGTTCGCGACCCCGGTCGCCTGGTTGACGCTGCCCGCCGCGCCTTGGGCGGTCTGGTTCACCTGTTGGCCGGCCGCCGTCTCGGCGTTGTTCACCAGGTTTCCGGCGTTGTTGTACTTATCCGAGGAGCCGAGGTAACTCCACAGGCCCATGCCGGAAGCGAGAATGGCGGGCAAGAGCGCCGAGGTGTTGAGCGATCCCAAATCCAATCCGCCGATGTTCAAGGGAAGTCCCGACGAGCTACCCATCCCTGGGGTCGATCCGTTCGCGGCCGTGCCGGTCGAGGAACCCGTCCAGGAGGGAGTGCCGTCCGCCAATCTCCCGATTTGGACTCCGGGAGTCCCTGCCCCCGGCTGAACGGTTTGCGGAGATCCCGCCGGCGCCGGATTCAGAAGGCTCTGCGGTACCGGGGTGGGAGTCGCGCCCGGATCGAGCACGTTCGCGCCGTAAATCAGGGAACCGGCCGGCGCGTTCGGAACCCCCACGGAACCGGGCGCGGTGGTCGCGAGATTCGTGACGTTCCCGGCGGAGGTCGCGTTGTAGGGGACGCTCGCTGGCGATCCGTCCGGAAGCGTGCCGACAACCGAGGGCATCGCCGGGTACTGAAGCGAACCGGCAAGCGACTGCGCGATGGCGGGGTTGTTCGCGGCGGCGGGATTCGCCGCGAATCCCATCAGCTCCTTGTACATCGCGGAGTTGGGATCGTAGTTGGCGGCGAGGGCGGAGAAATTGGGGGAGGCCATGGGAGGTTTACACGCTGAAACGTGGTGTTACACGCTGGACAGATTGAGCAAGAGTCCGAGGATCAAGGCGAGGGCCTGTTGCTGCTGCTGCGCGGTGGCGCTTCCGGCTTTGAGTTGGGCGATGAGCGCGAGCGCGGCGGTGCGGATCGGCGGAATGAAGAGGGCTGGGGCAGGGTCGCATCCCACCTGCGAAACGGTGTTGCCTTGATCGTCGCGGGTGATCGTGTACTGGTGGCCGTTGATGGTTTCGATGTCTGAGGTCATTACGCGATCAGTTGGGCGTAGGAGGCCGTCGCGCGGGCGGTCCCGGTGATGCCGACGCCTGTTACCACCACCTGCACCACGATGGAAATCTTGAAAGAGATGTTGAACGGAGCAATCTGGATGCTTGCCGGGGCCGTTCCCCCGATGGAACTTCCGGTCCACCCGTTATCCGCAGTCCCGGCGGTGTAAATCGGATATGTCTGCGCGCCCTGCCCGTCCACATTCACGGTGAAGCTGATGTTGGTGAAGCTGCCAAACGTGGCGAGGTTGAAGCCGAGCGAGATCAAGCCGCCCGAGCCGGTATAGGAGAGCAGTGTGAAAGTTCCGGCTCCCGTCAGATTGATCGTCGCCGGGGGCTGAACCTGATAACCGGGAGGGAGTAAGTTTCCGACCACTTGGGAAGCCTGAACGCTGTTAACCGCGACTTTGTCCCAGGCGGTATCGACGGTGCCCTGGTTGTTCGTCAGGATGGCGAACGTCGTGGGACCCGGAACGTAGCTGTTGCCCATCGAAAACGCGGTCGCTCCGACGGTCCAGTACACGAACATCTCGGCCGCGGCGGTGTTGCCGGCTGAAATGGGATAGGGAGTCCCCTGATACCAGACCGTGCATGCGGACCAGGCGATGTTGCCGCCGGTGGGCGTATTGCTGCGGACGGTGAGGCCCGAGACAAACAGGCTCGCATTGACCGCGGCCTGCGTGTTCGAGATTTTGTGGATGGTATCGACCAGCCATTTGTAGGAGCCGCCGAGCAGATCCCGCATCGACGTCGGGGGCGGCTGGATTGTGTTCGACATTACGCGCCACTGCCGGCCGTACTTTCGACAAAGGCATCGACCAGCGCAATCGGGATCGGCTCAGACGTTGACCACTCAAACGCGCGGTCTTGCGAGCGCCCGAGGTTCCGCCAGATCGAGCCGTAGTTGTACTGCCCGATGAAGCCCATGGGCATCTCAATCGGGTTTCCCCACGTTTTCCCGCCGTCGTCTGACAGGCGCAGATACGCGAGCGGTTCCGTTCCCGCGCCGTTCACGCCGTCCGCTTCCCCGGTGTTCTGGTAGACCGTGAGGCGCGAGTAATACATCCACTTGCGCTCCTGGAAGACCGAGCAGCTCCGCAGTCTCCGGATGGGATTTCCCGCGTCCGTATACGTGTCGAGCGATTGCTGGTAGATCTTGCCGCTCGCGCGGTCCGAGACGAGATGTTTGCCGAAAGCGTACACATGCGCCCGCGCCAGATCCGCGTGATACCCGCCGTTGAGGGGGTCCCACCAGGCGCGCTGATGCCACAGGTGTGTGGCGCAGTCGTAGACCCAGGTCGCATCGCCCGTGGGGAAGTAGAGCGCGTAGAAGGTGTGCCCTTCCTCCTGGTAAATCCAGGCCTCGGCGTCGCTCGTCGTGCCGTACTTCGACCAGATGAATTCAAGCGCGTGAGTGGAAATGCGTTGCGCGTCGTAGCCGTTCGAGCGATAGCAGATGTTCGCGCCGTGCTCGCTGCCGCCGAGCCAGAAGACTCCGCCGTCGCAGCGCTTGAACGTGTTGGCGGCGGTTACGCCGACTTCGATTGAGGCTCCCTGGACGCGCTCAAAGGGAAAGCTCGGATCGCCCGCATCCCACCAGACCTCTCCGCGTTCCGTGCCCATCAGCCACAGCTCGCGCTTGTTCATCAGCATCGTGATGAGGTTGTCCGGCCAGGAATCTTTCGATGCGAAGTTGAGCGCCGCCCAGTCCTGTCCATCGGCGACAAACGACGTGAAAAATTGCCGCGTGCCGGGGTTCAGCGAAATGAAAAACATGTCGAGCAGCTCGAACTCGGCCGCTCCCGGAAATCCGGACGCTCCCGGCTGGTTCGAGCTGACGAACGGGAAATTAGCGGTGTTGATCTGCTGGAGCGTGTTCGTCGCGAGGGTGAACAGATACCCGTTGTTGTTCGAGCTGATGACGAGCTGCGAGCCGTTTGACCGCATCGTGACGGGAGCGGTCAGGCCGGGGGGTTCCGCGAGGTTTCCCCGTGCGGTGGAGGTGCCGTTCGCCGTGAGTTCGTAGATGACGTTCGAGGAAACCGCGAAAACGCGGCCGGTCGCAGGCTCTTTCCAGAATCCACGCGCAGGGTACGTTCCGGCGCCCATCGTCGAAAAGAGCGTCTTGCCGGGCGTTCCGAGCAGCACCGTGGGCGCTTTGGCTTCCGGGGTCTCGATCTTTTCGGGAAAGAGATTGATGCACTGCTCGGCCGCGGCGATTTTCGTCCGGCCCTGGTAAGCAGCGCCGATGAAGCCGAAACGCGCCACTTACTGCACCTGGCCCGTGATGTACGAAAAATCGGCGTTGCGATCGTCGCCCATCGAACCCATCCCGAGGTCCTGACCCGTGCGGGGCGGCGGCGGCGCGTTGTTCCCCGCGACCAGCGCGCGGTATTTCGCGGCGAGCCGTCGCACGCGGGCGACATTCACCTCGGGGGCGGCGAACTCTTCCAACTCTTCCGCAAGCCCGTAGATGAGCATCGCGGCATAGCCGGGAGGGAAGGCGTAATCGGTGGTCAGATCCGCGAACTGCGAAACCTGGACGGTCGAGAGAAACTCAAAATCGGGTAAGGGCGCCGAGGGGTACGGGTTGAAATAGATCCGTCCGAGGCCTGCGGTTGCGAGAGCGGGCGCCACACCCGGAGTCGAAACGAACCCTCGGTCGTAATACGCCTTGATCGGGATATTCGTCGCGACGAGCGGCGCCGCGATCCCCAGCCACTCGATGCCGGTCAGCATCGTGCACGGCATGTGAATCGGCGGGGTGGTGTTGGTGATGACGATGTTGGCGCGGAGGATGTGGAGGGGCCGTGTGGTGTTCAGGTCTCCGCCCGGGCCGATGGTGTAGCTCTGCTGCGAGCCCGGGAACGTGATCTGAGTGAGCGTCTTTCCCCAGACCAGGATCTTTTTGAGCGCCAGCGCTTCGACGAGCTGGTTGAGCGTGTCGAGCCCGTCGGCCGCTTCTGACGCGGTGGGCGCCCTTCCGGGATCGAGCGCGCCCAGTTTCCGCATCGCGCGGGTGAGGATATAGAGACCGGTCATGGGAGAATCGGCAAATGGAAACTTTCGAAGCTAAACAGGCGTGCGTGGATATCACGCGAGCTGCGGGCGTCACACCTCAAGTGGCGGAGGCGCTCCGCGATATGTTCGAGTACCACAAGTGGACTCCGGAGCAAGTCGAGAAGGGCGCGAAGATTCGCGAGGCGCTGAAATTGGCGGCTGCGGTGATTATCGACGGGGCTCCGCCGTCGCCTGATCGGAGCGCGGCCCTGCGAAAGCTCCGCGAGGCGCGAATGGACGCCAATTCCGCGATCACTCACGGAGGCAAATACTGAAGGCGGGGGCGCCCGGGGTTGACGGACTCAGCCGGCGGGCCGGGTCGGTCGGGGCGCCCCCGTGCGTCTGCTGCGTTGCCCCAAGGAGGTAAGGCAGCGCTCGGCAGACGCGAGCTGGTTAGCTGTTGTCGGCCGGCTTGTCTTTGCCGGGCTTTTTCTTGCTGATCATGTCCGCGAGCATCGCCTCAAGCTGCGTCACGCGGTCTTCGAGTTCGGAGATGCGCTGGTCATCTTCCTGACTGAGTTCCGCGGGCGCTCGCTCGGGTTTCGGTTCGGCGGGGGCCTCGTGGCCGGGGGAGACGAATTCGATGCCGTGCTTTTCGTTCAGGGCGTCGTGCTCTTCTTTCGATTCCACGAGTTTCTTGCCGTGCTTCTCGTGTTGCACGATTCTCGGATATTGGTTGAGTTCGGGCCGGTAGATGGTAACGGGAGCGTCCTCATCTTCGAAGGCCCGGCGGAATTGCTGGTTTTCGTGTGCCACTCTAAAAAATCTCCTGTATTGAAATGGGTGGGCGGCGTACAAATGCAGAGGCCGCCCGGCTGGGTTTGGTTCGAAGGATGGGTTAGTAGACCGCCATCAACACGCCCTTACCGGCGGTGAAGGTGGTTGTGGGAGTGATGGACGGCTGAGTGCCGAAGGTGACACCGGTTTTCGAGGTGGCGCCGTAGTTCTTCGGAGTCGAGCCCGCCGGGTAGGCCTGGAAAGAGGCCGCGGTCGTACCGTTGCCTTGGACCCCCACAAAATAGCTCTGCGGACCCTGCACGTTGACGGTAGCGGTGAAGGCGATGCACTGGTATTGCGTGGCGCCCGCGGAGGCAGTGCCAGCCAGAGCCGTATTGGCGACAAGCGCGCCGGTCTGATCCCACAGGAAGAGGATGACGCTATCGGTTCCCGCTCCGGAGCCGTTCATCACGCAGGCCCCGGTGAGTTTGGCGTTGACCGGAATGAAAATCTGATCAAACCAGACCGTGGTGGCCACGTCCGTAACGGCCGTGAGGGTCACGCCGGTGGGTGAGTAGGGCGTTTGAAATCCGCCGAAGGGCTGCGCGTAATTGATTTGCGGATCGGCCGCGCCGGGAAGGTTGGCGGTGTTGGTGACCACGCGGCCGTTGATGCAATCTTCGACCAGCGGGCCGATATTGGCGAAGGTCGCCCCCGAAAGGACAATGCGCGGGGAATAGGTCCAGGCGCCTTGACCGGCAGTGCAGGCCGTGCCCGCGGGAACGAACGTGGTGCCGAATTTATCGGGCGTCCCCACGTACACAATCGCCGCAGAGGCATGAGGGACCGCGGCCGTGCCATCGGTACCGCGCAAAACCTGGATCGCGCAGGTGGTTGAGTTGAGAACCGCCTGAACGTCCATCGCCTCGGCATCGATGAGCAGCTTCACCGGAGCGGATACGCGATTGAAGTTCGACATATCGGTCTGGTTGCAGGCTGCCAGGAACACGATGGTGTTGAGCGAATTAGAGCTGCCGCCCACCAGGCCCAGGGTGGACGTGGAGGGATCGGGAGCGGAAATCGCTTGCGAGAGTGTGGTCGTAGAAACCGCGGTTTGCGCGGGAGCGGGCGCGGTGAAGGCGAGCGCCAGGGCGAAAGCGAACAGCGAAACGAGGATTCGTTTGGTATTCATGTGAGTGTTGTTTTCTCCGAGTGAGATAGGCCGGATGCCCGAAAGCACGCCGGCCCGTCTTCGCTGTTACGCCAGCGACAAAACGCGCACTGCGCAGTTATCGGGATAGAGACTTCCCAGCCCGATCACGGTTTCGATGCGGTGCGTCATCATTCCGCGGTTGGGGTCCCAGGCCTTCACGATGCGAATCGAAAGACCGGTGACCGGATCGCGCTTCTGCGTCGAATACTCGACCGCCTTGGGGGTCTGGAGCTTGACGCCGACAAGCGCGAACGCGTCCTTGTTGAGCATCAGGCCGTTGACCCCGGCTTTCGCGTTGGGCGAAGAGGTCCCCGGAAAGAGCGTGATGGTCGCGCCAGTGAGCGGGATCGAATCGACGTTCTGGTAGGGGTCGCCCGGTCCGATGATCGGGGGCGAGAACGAGAGCACATCGGCGCCCCCGCCCACGGCCGTGAAGCCCTGGGTGATGACGAAGTACTTCTGTTCTCCCGTGGACCGGCGGGTGACCGGGTTCACGTTGAACACTTTGTTGTTCGCGGTGATCGCGAAGACGTCGCCCTGGTTGACGGTGTCGCCGACAGTCAGGTTGACCGTGAGAGTCGAGCCGGATTGGTTTGAGCCGTTGACGGTCGGAGTCGTCCAGCTTCCGGCGGTGTGGGAGTAGAGCTGGTTCGATTCGTACCAGTCAAACCCGCGCGCCTTGCCGATCGAGCCTTCCCGGTACAACTTCGAGATGTCCGAAGACGGATTGAACTGGGTGACGGTGGCTTCGCCCAACGTCTCGTTCATTTGCGGGGTGAGGATGAAGCCCCGTTCCCCTGGCGTGCACGAGTTGACGTTCAGCAGTGTGCGGCCGTGGTTGATCGTGGTCATGGTGCTCGGAGTCGTCCCGAGCACGCCCGTGATGTTGTTGGTGTTCTGGTAGGCGAAGAGTGCGCAGCGGGCGTCGATCTCGGCCGCGATCTGCTTAATGGCCGGGGCTACGTACTGGTCGTAGACCTGTTCTTTTGAGCGCTCGACCTTGAGAGCGGCTTCGATGTCGTCCCACTGGAAGTGCACGCCGAAGGGCTGGCCGATGGTGACCGTGGTGTACTTGCGCTTGATCGCCTGCGGCTGGTATTGCAGGCCGTTTGAGATCAGCCAGCGCTGGGGCAGTTTGACGCGGACGGTATCGCCTACCGCGTACTCTTCTTCGAATTCGGCGTTGTGATCGGTGTTGAAAAACTGCGCGACTTGCGATTTGTTGATCAGATCGGCAAGCGATTTCATGCCGATCCAGTCAACAACCTGGAAAATGTTGGCCAAGAGAGGGCTCCGTGCGAGGGGCGCCCTGAGCGGGCGCTATTTGCGGATGGCGAGGTCTTTCCGGAGTTGGATATCCATAAACTGCCGGACGTCGTCGTTTCGCACTGCGGCCTCTTCCTCGTCAGCGGGCGCCGAATTGCGCGCCCCGAGGTCGGGGCCAGGCTCAGGAGTGCGGGATGGTTTTTTAGGAGCCGGAGCCGAATGAGCAGAAGACGATGCAGGGGCCTTGCCGCCCGGAGTTGCAGCGGGTTTTCCGCCGAACTCCGATTCGAGGCGGCTTAAGGCGCGGGCCGCGCTGAACGGATCGCTCTCGGCGATCTGGAGGGCAAGCTGGGGATTCTGACCGAGGTGATAGAGGATCTTGGGGCCGACTTCGGAAGTCACGATGAAGCCGTGCATGGTGGGGCTCACCGGCAACTTCGGGTTGAAGGCGACTTTTTGGAAATCCGTCATCTCCGTATCGGCGATGGCGGTGTCACAGCGCTGTTTCCAGGACTGGCCGATCTGCGCGGCGTGGGCCTGGATTTGGCGCGTGTGCTGCTCGCTGGTCGCGCGGCGCTGGCCTTCGCGAATCAACCACTCGTCTTTGGCGGTCTCGTACTCCGCCCAATCCTTCCACTTCGTCCCATCCGATTTCTTGGCGGGAGTCGGTTTCGGATCTTGCGCCGCCGGTTGCGGTTGGGCAACGACGGGTTGGGGCTGGGCAGCAACAGGGGGAGCGGCCACGGGGGGCGAAGTCCGGGTTACGCCGGTTTCCACTTCCTTATGAAGCTGATTCCGCTTGGTGAGTAGTTCCTGAATCTCCTGGTTGAGTTCTGTTTTGCGATCCTCCGCGGTCTTTGCTTTCCGCGGGGCGGTCTGCTTATTCGGTTTCGGTTCCTGGGTAGCCGGTTGCGAGGCCGGGGCGGGTTCGACGGTTTTCCCGTCCGCTTTTGCCGTGTCTGTCTCTTCAGCCGAGGGGGGCGAGTCCTCGGTAGTTTCGCCGGCGAGAGGAATCTCGCCCTTGAGGAGCCAGGCGTTGCGTTGGTCCGCCGTCATCGAACTGGGTTCGACATACTGCGGGATTTCCTGCGTGGCGGTGGACGACTCCGCCGTTACGTCGTTTTGGGGCATAAAACGGGTGTTGCTAAACTTGTGGGCGCGCGCATCGCGGCCGGATGTGGGGGCGATACGGAACGCTTGCCGCGCCGGCCGCGCTATCCCTGGGGCTGTACGGGGGGCTGCGGTTGCTGCGCCTGAAACTGTTGCTGTTGCGAAGTCTGGGCGCGTTCGTGCTGCCGTTGGGCTTCCGATTGAATCGCGTCGTGCATCAGTTGAGCCGACGCCTGCAAGCCTTCGTGCTGTCGCTCCCACTGATCGCTGTCGGCGGTGAGTTGGCGTTCGAGCGCGGCCTGGTCGGCGGAATACCCGGCCTTGATCATGGCCGCCGCAATCACCCCGATGGTCTGCATCCGCTGCTTTTGGAGCTGCGTCTGCTGCTCCATCGTGGCCTTCTGGAGTTGGCCCTGCATTTTGACCGTCTCGGCCTGGCGTTCCTGCATCAACTGCTGGACGGTGCCCTGGAGCTGCTGGAACTGCGCCGCGACTTGCGGGGGTAATCCGGGCTGGCGCTTCGCCGGGTCAAACCGGTCCGCCATCTCATCGCCCAGCGGTCCCAAATTCCGCATCTTGATGATGAGGTCCATCACCTGCATGGCGGCCTCGGGAATCCGCAGCAAATCCTCAGCGAAATCCGCCGCGCTCTGGGCCTGGTTTACCGCGCTCGGGCCTGTCGAAACATCCACATCGTGCTCGCCCGCGTCGGTCTGGAAGCCGATCGGCTGCCCGTCGGGACCGAGCACGTTAATCTGTTCGGCGGAATGCACTCCCGCGGCGGTGCGCATGCCGGCCGAGCGCGTGCCGTCATAAACCGTGGTCAGCAGCGTGTTTAACTGCCGCCCGCCGTTCTCAATCGCCATGTCGAGGTTATCCACGAAATGGAAGTTCCCGGTCGATTCCTGGGCATCGAGGGCCTGTAATGCCTTGCCGCTATTGGGAGCGGCGGCCATCTCGGTCCCGTTGAGCAGGCCCGTGATCCCCATGGCCGACTGGATCGCCTGTCTGCACGAGTTGGCGGTGATCTCCATCGCCTGAATCCCCGAGGCGTCGAAAATCAGCCGTTGCGGCAGAGGGAGCCGGGGATCGCCTCCGCCTCCGTTCGCAGCCGCCTCTTCCGATTGCGGAGTGGTGAGATTGAATTCCGCGTAGGCGGTGGGGATCTTGTGGATATTCTTAAAATCGGTGTTGGTGTCGAACTGCCCGACGAACCCGGCGAACATCGCCTTGGGAGACTGCTGGACGAGTTCCATCTGGGCCGTGCGGGTGTAGCAATACGCCATGAAGGGCGACCGCGCCAAACGGACGAGAGACAAGAGCTTGCGCTCGGCGCCCGCGCCCTGGTCCACCCAGATTTCGCGGCCGAATACGGGAATGATCGGGATGTTTTCGCCCGGCCACTCGTGCTCTTCGAGGATCTCCAGGCCATTCGTGAGGTACTGGCAGACCCGCCGCTTTTCGACCTTGCGCCGCTTCAGGAACTCGAGCGTGTCGCCATTCTGCAGCTCGATGTAGTTCGCTCCGACTTTCTTCGGCTTTCCGAACTGCTCGGAGATCTCGCTGAGCTTGGCGGTCGATTCGTTGGCAAATTGAAACAGCGTGTCTTCGTCGCGTTCGAGCTTCCAGTAGTTCGCGACCATGACGCGGTCGCTTTTGACCCACGCCGGGAACATCCGGGTGAATTCGTTGTTGAAAAACTGGTAGGTGGCGTTCTTGTACTTCGACCGATACGCGCGCTTGGGCATCGTGTCGAACTCGAACGCATACCCCATGTCCGAGCAGTCGGCCTCTTTGCAGTCCCAATCGACCAGGATGGTTTCCGGGTTGGGGACGCGGACGTAAGCGACTTCCTGGTCCCAGGAGGAATCGGAGACAAACTGCGTCTTGAACTTGTAGTAGCCGAAGCCGCGTTGCACCGCTCCCTCGAACGCCGTGCGGATCGCCGCCTGAGCTTTGGATTTGTATTCGATCTCCCGGATCATCCCGGCGCGCTTTTGCGCCGTCTCTTCGGTGGCTCCCAGGCCCTTGGGAACCACGCGCACCGAGCGGGGATTCTGGCGGTAGTTGTTGATGACCTGGTTGGTGTACTGGTTCAGCTCGTCGAACGTCAGAATCAGCCGGTCCGCGTGCTCGCGCGCGCGGCGCTCTTTCGGGTCCCACGGATCGCCCGAGAGATACCGCATATCCGTGCGGCCATCGTCATAAATGGCTCTCCATTGGGAGTCCAGGTAGTCGAAATTCTCCCTGAGTTCCGTGAGGAGCGGGGAGTCGTAGTCAGTGCGAGCCAAGGTGGTGGTGGTTAACGAAAGTGAATCTGTGGAACGGGCCTGCGGGCGGTTAGGCTCGGGGAATGTCTACCCCTCATGACCGTGCCCGTGAACAACAGCGCGACGAAGACGCCGCCCGATACTCAACCCAGGTGAGCGACTGGAACCCGCGAACCGAAACCTTCGATCCGTCGTATTCCCCGCGCCCGCATCCGAGCGAAGCGGCGGCCCGCGCTTACGCGGCCGATATCTTCAAACGGAAAAAATGCAACGTTCAGGTGATCGCCCCGCGCTCAAAAGGCGGCGCGATTGTCGAAGATCTGCGGTTCGATCCGGAGACGGAAAAGCTACAGCGCGATGAGCGCGTGGCCGAATCCTACGAGGGCGCCCCGGCGGTTACCGGGTTCGCGGTCGATCCGGAAGGGGAAGCGGCCTAAGCGAAGCACTTCGGACACACCGCCGAGCCATCGAGCGCGATCCGCCAGCCCGCGCCCTGCGCGCGTAAATCCGCGACCGCGCGGGTGTCCGCGTTGAACCGCTCGGAGCGGGTGCACTTCTTACAGGTCATCGTCAGAAACCCTTCGGCGGCTTGCGGTTCCATTGCGGACTCCGATTTTCTGCTGGTCGTAAATCACCGTGCTGAAGATCTGCGCCATGATCTGAGCGCGCAAGCCATCCGCCGAGCGGCAGGTTTTGCAGACGTTCTGGATCGAGCACGTGCGGCGGTGCCAGAGCAGGAACTCCAGATACCGCAATAGCTCGGAATCGAGCGATTCCCGATTGAGCCCGAGGCGCTTAATCACGCGCGAATTTCCCATCGTGTCCCCGTCCGGCCTTGTCCCGCCAGTCGTAGGCGTGGGTTTCGCCTTCCAGTTTCCGGGCTTTCTTGGTTTTGGGCTTTCGCTTGGCGGGTTTTGGCTTCACGTCAGTAGGCCAGGGTTGCCGAGCCATATAGGTAATCGACCAGCACCGCAGATGAGTAGAAGTGCGTGCCGGCGGTGTAGGTGTCCGCGCTCGCGCCGAGCGGCGTTACTGAGTTTGTTCTCAACGTGCCGGCAGAATGCGCGCCGGTTTGAGTGCCGATCAGTGTGGGGGTGCCACTACAGCCAGCGCCGCTATACGTATAGAACTCAGATTTATTTGTGCCGCCCACGGTCTCGGTCAACCGGATTCCGTACCAGGTGTTCGGGCTCCAATTTATTGTTGGAGTGCTCACTGTTCCGCTGGGCATCTCGGTCAGAAACGTCCCCGAACCTCCGTTCGAGTTCATCTGGATGTTGACGAAATCGGAGTTATCATTCACCCCGAGGCGCCACAGATCGAACGTTCCCGCGTTAGCGATCGGCGTGTCGGTCATGAAACAACCGAATGCCGTGGTGGTTGCTGAGGACGAATCAAAGGCGATTGTTGGCCCCGAGGTCGTGGTGCTCGATGCTCCCACGAGGCCGACGCTCGATGTTCCAGGGATGGTGTAGAACGGACAGTGTCGGGCCGTCTGGAGAGCCTGAAACCCCGTCGATGAGTAGGTAATTCCGGCCGCGCCGACGTTCGTCCAGCCGCCGGGAGTCGCGCCGCCATTGCAGCCTAGGCAGCGATCCGAGTTCGGCTGTGGTTTGTTTCCGTGCGTGCTGCTCTGTAAATCCGCGCTGGCCGGGGTTGAGCCGTTAGAGCCGGCCGACCAGTCAAGCACCATAGAGGCGCCGCAAAGGCCGCTCTGCTTAGGCGCGAACGCGCTCATCAGGGCTGCGAAGGCATTGGTACCGGTCGCGTTGGTGTAGGACCCATTGCTGGCCGTCGCGCTGGTCTGAATTACGTACTCAGGGTAAAGGGCATCAGATGCCGAGGGCGTTGCGGTGCCGGCATTCTCGATGAGCGTAAAACCAGATCCCGCGGTTGTGGTGCCGCTATCGAACAAAAGAGCGTTAAATAGAAAGCGCCCCGAGCCAGCAGGCGTGAGCGTGCTCCCGGTGGTCGGGTTCGCGGCGAGGATCGCCTGAGACGCCACAAACGAGCTGTCCGCCGCGTAGCTCGTCGGAACATTTTGGACTTCGACGCACGCCATCTGCCCGTTTGGTTCGGCCGGCGCGTACGTGAGGCTAACAGTTGTCGCGCTCGCCGCCACATTCTCGTGGTAGTAGATCGCGCCGTTATAGTTGTGGTTCGGCTCGCGCAATCCGCTCACGAGCGGCGCGTAGTTTCCGCTGTTGATGTTATCCGCGACGCTGGTCAATGCGGCTAGGTTCGACCACTTAATCGCGCATGCGAGGACAGATCCGGCCTGTTGGGGCGTGATGCTCACTGAGACGGTGGCCGATGAGGAACTCGCGTTGTCGGTGTGGGCGTGAGTGCCGAGAGTGAGGGCTGGAAAGCTCGATCCGGCCGAGCTGCCCACCCCGGTCAACAGAATCGACTGAGCGGAAACCGACTGAACCACCAAACCCAGCGCGAGGAATAGAGATAGGACTCGCATTAGTTATAGCGGACCGATCCAAATACGCCGGTTGCGGCGTTGGTGTTATCGGTTGATCCAGAGCCGCCGGTAAAACAGAAGCCGAGTCCGGCGGTGAAGGTGCTCGAGGGGACGGTCAGATCCACCACGATTCCCCCGGCCTGGCCCGCCGAGCCCCCGGGCGGGATCGGGATTGAAATGACAAAGCCGGTGGCTGAGCTACAGGTGGGCGTCGTGGCGAGGTTATAGAGACGCAGGTAGTAGATGGTGGTGGTCGAGTTCACCATCCAGAGGCCGTACCATTTCGCGGAAGCCGCCTTGCACAGCGTGGCGTTTGTCGATGCCCCGGAAGTCAGGGTGCAATCGAGGGTTGTGCCGAGCTGCGCTCGGGCCGGGGCCGCCACGAGCGCGAGCGCGAGCAGCAGCATCAAGGAGAGGAGGAAACGTTTACTCATCATCGGAGGTCGCTTTCGATTTCGAGAGGCCGAGGTGTTGCGCGATATGGTCGAGGACTTTGCCGCCGTCGCCGGCCGAGAACGGATGTTCCTCGGCTTCCTTGTAAACGCCGGGGCCGTCATTGTCGAAGCGGTGGGTGACGATGAAGCCGCCGTTGGCCGCGCGCTTGGCGCTCACCTCTTTGACCTTTTTGTTCTTGAGTTGCGCGGCGCGCTGCTTTTCGCGCTCGCGCCAATCGGCCTGTTCGTTCGTCCTAATGCCTTCAACCATCTGCTGAACCTCTGAGGTGGAATTAGCCCCAGGCCGTCCCTTGGTACGCGGGCGCCGGCGGGGCCTTCGGTTTCTTTTGCGGCGCGACTTTCTGCGCGAAGGTGAGCGCGAGCGCGTCGGCATCGTCCGGAGACGCTACCCCGCGCTTCGCCATGTCTTGCTTGGACTCGATCACGAGCTGGTTTTGCCGGTTGACGTGGTAGCCCGGCCCGGTCAACTGCGTTTCGAGCTGGATGTCCCCAGGGATTCCGCCCGTGAGCAGCCAGTCTTTCACGCCGCTCCACATATACGCGCGCATGTTGAGTTGGTGCGGATCGATCGACGATGCTCCGAAATTGACCTCAACCACGTTCTTGTGGCCGAGGACGCGAAGGCGCTCGACGATCGGCGAGCCAAACGCCGAATCGATGAACATCACCGCCGGTCTGCGTTCCGGCCGGGGATCGGAGAGAATATCCGCCAGTTTCCCGACAATCACGTTGCGGTCACGCGACTGTTCGCCGGTCAGCCGCATTCTCGGCAATACCCGCCCGTCTTTGCCTTTGCGGAACGCGCACACCGTCCAGGCCGCGCCGCCGCCCGAGACGTCAACCCCGGCAATCAGCGGGTCATCGTCCAAGGGCATCACCTTGCGCTTCTGGGCGTCGTTCACGCGCTCTTGATCGATGAACTGAAGCTCGGAGGCGCTCGGCGGCAACCCGCGCACGCGGACACGGAAGAAATCGCTATCCTCGCCATAATCTTCGAGCCACTCCGCGATCTGCTCTTTGTTGGTAAGCGAGGAAGTGCGGCTGTCGATCGAGCGGTGAATCCAGCGGTGCTGCTCGTTGCCAAAACAGATGCGATGGAACTTGCCGCTTGACCGGGTCGGGTTGCCGAAACAGAAAATCATCGGCTCGCCGTCCGTGAGTCCGCCCTCGGCCACTTCCCAGATCTTGTCTGGGATCGCGCTCGCCTCGTCGAAGATGTAAAACGAGGTCGAGGTCTTGGCGTGCTGCCCCGCGAAGGCTTCCGAGTTTTCTTCTTTGCAGGTCTGGGCGGTGCAGAACCACTGCTCCGGCTTCTGCTTGTGCCGCATCGCGTTGCCGGTGATGCGGAACGCCGGGGCGATCAGGCTCCCAGCCGTCCATCGCTGAATCGCCGCCCAGGTCTTGGTTTCGAGCTGGGGAACCGTGTTGGCCGTCACCGTCCCGATCGAATTCGGGCGGGTAGCCATGATCCAATCGACTACCCAGGCGGTCCAGGTGGATTTCCCGATGCCGTGGCCCGACGCGATGGCGTGGCGGATCGGCTTAACCGCGACGACTCCGTTGAAGTGGCGGCTCTTGACCTCTTCCCCGATGCGGCGCAGCTCGTCGGCTTGCCACTCGTCGGGGCCGTCGAAGGCTTCGAGCCCTTTTCCCGGCCGTCGCCACGGATACGCCCAGCGCACGAAGCCCAGCGGATCGGCGTAGAACTCCGCGACCTGGCGGGAGAAGGCTTGGCTATCGAACGCGGGACCGGGCACGTTTCGGAGAGGGTGTCGGAGCGAGAGCTTTTACCGCTGGAATGAACTGATCGTAGAACGCCTCAAGCGGATCACAGAGATGGCATCTGTTGGGAGGCGTCGTCACGAGCATCTCAACCTCGCGCTCATGGTCCTTGCACACTCTCACGAGTGCCATCAGAGAGCGGGCTGAGCCGCCGCTCGACCGCTGTCTGCTTTCGTTTCATTTACTTCTCCTTGGGTTGTTGGGGCCACTCCTGGAGATACATCCCGGTGGCCAGGTTGAGCCGGAAGGTGCGATCGCGATCCTCGATCGTCAGAGGAAGCGAAGCGTCGGGAGGTCCGGCGCCATCGCCGGGCCAGAAGATGGGTTGCATTGAAAAGCTAGGCCGTGTACTCGCGTTCCATCTGGGGGGGCATCCGGAAGAAACCGGTGCCGCGCCCGCATTCGTAGGCGATAAAGCGGGCCACATCCGCGTCGATCTGGTTAGCGATCGCTTCGGCTGCGGGGTCAAGATAACGCCTCGCCAGTTCCCAGTTCAGCGCTCTGGGGTCAAATGCTTCGGCGGGGGCGACCTTTGAGATTGCCGGAGCCGCGGCCACGGCCGCGATTGCGCCCAGAAATCCGCGACGGGATAGGCGAGACACTCAGGCAGTCACTTTCTGGCGTGAGTTCCGAGTGGTGGCAAAATCTGAACGAACGCATGAGGATGAAACTGGAACGGTTCGCCGTACGCCGTCACGAATCGCACGGGCTTCTTTACGATGATCGTGTCGCCGATCTTCACAGGCGCGGTTTTCGGAAGCGCCTTCACTGGCGCGCTTTTCGGAAGGGCCTTCACCGCAACCGGCACCGCCGCGGCGCTCAGGAACAGGCCGAACAACGATCGCCGAGTCATGACGGATATTTTCTCATTTTCGCCGCCAGCCATAGTCAAACGCCAATATCGCGGCAACCCCCGCGAAAGTTGCTTTCGCCAAGATCACAAGCCAGCCGATCATTTCCGCGCCGCCTCCGTCGCGTGGTGTTTCGCCAGCCGGTCCCGCGCCGCCGTCAGTTCCTCTTCGAGCAGCCGCATTTCGCGCGAGTTATCGATTTCGAACTTGGGTTTGTAACCCGCGCGGTCAAGGATGTCTTTCATGAGCAGATAATCGACCTTATCGAGCGAGAGGCGCGCGCCTTTTTTCCGCGCCGTCTGGATCTTGTGAACGAGGTCGCGTTCGAGCAGCTCCAAGACCGGGTCCACCATCGCGGCGATCCGCTCTTTCGCTGCCTTCTGGACCTGGGGAGCCCCGCCGCCGTGAAACCGGCAAACCGTCCCGCCGGGGATCGGAGGACGTTTGCAGCGTTGCTTGGTCTGTTTCGAGTTCGCGGTGCACTGCCGCTTTTCTTCGCTCATGCACTCGCGCGGATCAGGCGCAACAGGGTCCAGGAGCCGGGGGCCGGGGGTTGGGGCGCGGGCTGGGGCGCGGGCTGGGCCGTGATCCGCAGCGGCTGTTGCCGCTGCTCCCGTTGGGCCGCCAGCCATTGCTGTGTGTCGGCGCAGTGGCGCGCGCCGGGGGTGCTACCGCGTGTCACGGGCGTTTTGGGGGTCCATGTGGTCGGAGGGTGCCATCCGGTGCTATCTCTTGGCCGCGGCCGCGCGGTGCGGCTGCACGTTCGGGCGGCGCTCGTAGCGGGCGTCCACCCAATCCTTGAGCCCGTCGATGTGCTTCAGCAGCTTATTCTCGATACGCAGATTCACGAGAGTCCACGCAGCGTTACTGATAATGCCGAGAGCCGAGAGGCCAGCGATGATCCACTGCGGATTGAGGGAGTCCATAAAAAAGGAGAGAGCCGCGGCATCATTTGATACCCAGCGCGCGGAAAGCGTGAAGGCGAGAGTGCTTCAAGAGCGAGTCGGGGTTGCTGAACCGGCCGAGCAGCAGCGTGATGAGCTGGCAGAGCAGAGCGCGGATCATTTCCAGCCCTTTAGCTGATCCGCGACTTGTTCACGAGTCTTCCCCAGCACCTGCGCGTAAATCTCCGTCGATTGAATCGAGCGGTGGCCCAGGTGATCCTTCACCTTCACCAGGTCTTTCACCCGCGCGAGTACGTGCGTGCCACAGGAATGCTTGAGGGAGTGCGGATGCGCCAACTCCGCCGGGATGCCTGCCGCGATCGCGTAGCGCCGCATCAGACGATGGACCTGGCGCTCCCCGAGGGCTCGATGGTTCCGCGAAACGAATAACGGACCTGCCGCAGTCCCCCGCTTCTTCACCCACGCGCGCACCGCCCGCGCCTCGACATCCACCAGCCGGTATTTCCCGCCCCTCGATCCTTTCTTCCTCCGGAACGTCAGCACCCCGGCCGCACCATCCCAATCGCTCATGGTAGGAAATCGGGGAAGTCCGATGGCATTTGTGACAGAGCGGCAGCGCCTGCCGATCGTCGGATTTCTGGCCCAGTCCCCGCGGGCCGAAGTGAGCGGCTTCGATCTGTCTCGGATGTTTGCCGCACGCCACACAGGAGAGCTGGCGGAGGTAACGCAGGTAGGCTGCGTCTTTGACTGGCTCTTGCTTGCCGTAGAGACGTTGGCTGTTGACCGCGAGGATAAAGCTCACCTCCGCTGCTCTTTCCCGATGACCAGCGTCAGTGCGGAGAGTTTCCGATCGCGCTCAGAGGATAATTGCTCGCTCCCGATAGAAGCTGCACGAGGGATCGTGCTCGCTCGATTTGCCGCGGGCCTGGGCACGGGCGAGCGTCATGGTCTGGCAGGGGCAGCGTTTGGCTTTTGACCGCGGCCGCCCTGCATTGGTGGTGATCTTGCGGGCCTTGTTCATCTGGCGGGCGGCTTCTGAGAGGAGAGAGGATTTCACGGCTACAGGGCCTCCACTCCGACGCGGGTCCCCACTAGCAATCCGTCGAAGGCCGGAGCGAACTGAGATTTCAGGAGCTGCGCTTGCTTGCGCCCATCGATCCGCTCGCTGACAGTTCCACCGCCCATCCGGCTATAGACCACAGGCTGATCATTTTGGAGCATGAGCTCGAACTTCGGATTCAGAAGCAACCGCCCCCCCGAGATGCGCGCATTCGGATAGCTCGTTTTCACCATTTCCAGGATGTCGTTGAGGTTGGTCATTTTGTCGTTTGCTCCTTACATGATCATAGTGACATAATCACGTTATTCTGTCAACTAAACTGAAGTACCAATGTTGTGAGAAAGTACCAATCATGATTGCCGCCCTCTACGCCCCGCCACGCCCCTACTCGGGCCTTTTCTTTGCCTGGAGTTCCGAGATGCGTCCTTCAATGAGCTTGATCGCTTCTCGAAGCTCCGAGATCTGAACGTCGATCAGCGAATTCTGGACCCGATCCCAATGCTGGTCGAGCGTAAGGCCCGGACGCGCCCAATCGGGCTGGTGACACTTCGGGCAGCGCCGCGGCTCGTTCTCTGTTTGTCCCGTCCAATCGTGATCGCACAATATGCAGTGGAATTGCGGTCTTGTCTTCTTCGGCATCCTACTACCTCCAGTCGCGGAGCTGGTCCGCGACTTCCTCTCTCGTCTTCCCCAGCACCTGGGCGTAGATCTCGGTCGATTGGATCGAGCGATGGCCCAGGTGATCCTTCACCTTCACCAGATCGTTGACGATCGATAGCACGTGAGTCCCGCAGGAGTGCTTAAAGGCGTGCGGATGAGCGAGAGACTCGGGGATTCCGGCCGCGAGAGCGTACTGGCGACACAGATGGTAAACCATCCTCCGCGAGATCGCGCGATGGTTGCGCGTGATGAAGAGAGGTCCGGCCGCCTGCCCGCGGCGCTTAATCCATGCGCGGACGGCTTTGGCCTCGACTTCGACCAGGCGATAGGTGCCTGATGCCGATCCCTTCTTGCGCGTGATGCGCAGCGTGCCGGCCGCGGCGTCGAAATCCCCGAGCTGGACGAGCCCGGCCTCGGAAGCGCGGAGGCCGCGATGGTAAATCACGCGGAATAACGCCCGATCGCGGGGCGATTTCACCGCCGCGAAAAACTGCGCTATCTGCTGCTCGGACAAGTATTTAAGTTCGTCGGAACGCTGCTGGAAACGCTTGATCCTGCGGGGCTTGGCGAGTTGCCCAGTCTCATTAGAGTGAGCAATTCGGGGAGCCGCTGCAGCGGATCTAAAGGATTTGTTTGTCAGCACGGTGCGACGATCTTAACGTAACTGAGCAATTGACGGATTCCCCCGCCCTCGGAGCGTTCGCAGGCTCCGGATGGAGCGCCACCGACAAACTCAACGCTCGCACCACCTGGTGGACGTCCGCCAGCTCCACCTGGTCGCGGGCAAGCTCCGCCGCCGGCCATTGTCCCTGCAGGATGACTCTCGTTCGCCCGCGCCCTTCGCGGATTCGGCGAGACTGATCGGCCGCGGAGCAGACTCTCACCGAGCCTCCACCTTGCCGGCGCGTCCCAGCATGACGGTGCAGCCCCCGGACATGCCGGTGTGCCAGTGAAACGAACGGCCGTGGAGGGGATCGAAGGGGGAGAAGGTCCGGGCGACGAGCACGAGTTCGCCCTGATCGTTCAATCGCGCGATGCCGTCGAGGACGTATTGCCGAGCCCGGCCGGGAGAGGTAAAGCCTCCGCCTGAGAGCGGGACACGGGAGCGTTTGCGCGCCTGGCGGCGTGCGCGATGGGATAACGACACTTGGATTGTTGCCTCTGGGGGAGCCGCTCTATCCCGAGCGACGAAATGGAGGGGGGCGCCCGATGTTTGCGGGCGCCCGATTATGAATGAAACAACCGTTGGTGCGCTAGGAAAGACTCTACGTCACGATCGATTGGAATGCATTACCCAAACAGATAGGTTCCCAATGTTAATCGAAAAGCTCGGGTGCGTCGTGCTTGCGGGCGCGTGCCTACCTGCGTCGGGTCGAGGATCCATTTCATCGACGTGCCATCCCATACCCACCAGTTCCCATCGCTGCGCAGCCATCGCTCTGTCATGCTGCCTTCAGCGCCGTGACCGACACAATTTCTCGGGGCCCAATCTGCTCGGTCTCCGTCAGATCCTCGAGCCCGGCTTCTCTCACCGCTTTGAGCGTGATCCCCGCGATTTCGATGAAGGTTTTCTGGCCGAGGCGCTGAAACACTTCCATCTTGTCCGTGATCCAGCTCTTGTTTTCGCGCGCCGAGAGCAGCACGCGGAACTCGCGGCTGTCAAACGTAGGGCGGTCGGTGGCCTTGAAGCTCTCGGCATCTCCCCAGGAGAGGATTTCCGCTTTCAGTTCCTTGTGACGGTCGAGCTGGGGCTTGTAGAGCTTCAGCAGCCGGTCGAGTTCGGCGAATTCGTCGATCAGTTCTTTGCGGGAGGGAGATTTCGAGGGGCGGGGCAAGCAGTCTTCAGTGTCGGATCAAAGAGTAGGCGGAGGAAAGATTCACTGTGGTTAGTATGTGTATCCAGAGTGTCGCACGCCCGAGACACTTTGCATTGTGGAAATCATTTCGGAAGTGATTGATTTTTTGTGGTGCGTTGACCACGAAATGTAGGAGTTTTCGAATAGCCTAACTCATTGATTTACCGTTCGGCCGCGTCCACCGGTTTTGCCGCCCTTCCGGTTGCGTCGAGCAGTGGGAGTTTCGAGGCTCGCCGCGTACAATTCCGTGGCCCGGTCTACCGTCATGTCCGGCGCTCCGGCGAAGTAGGGCGCGAGTTTCGGTTCGAGCCGCTTCATCTCGCGCAGCTCGCGCTTGTCTTCCTTGAGCCGCTCTGGACTCCTGCGTTCGTAGTTGTAAGAGCGAATGCGCCGTTCGAGCGCTGTGATCCGCGCCCGGTACCGGTCGAGCGTCTCGCCCTCCACGATCCAAACGTGCTGAAAGCCCGCAAAGCTCAACTGCCGCGCATCCGGCGTCTTGCGTTTGATAGCCCGGATCTGCCCGGCGATGGAGCGGCGCGCGATCTGGTGGCTCACTTCCGCCCAGCGTTCCGCGCCTAGTTCTCGGATGAGCGCATCGGCCAGGCGCTCCGGGTCACCGGGGCGCGCGGCGAATTCTCGGAGCTGCTGAGCGAGAAGGTCAGGCATGGGCTGCTTGATTAGTGCCAGTTAAAATCGCCACAGGCAGCTCGCACTCTGACACCTTGGGAGGTCAATTGAACCTGGGTGTGACTAGCAGCGGCGAGCCGCCCAAAGGTAAGGAGTTCAGCGATACATAAATCTGGAGCGCCGTTGAACCGAGCCGCGACGATCTCCATTACCATAAGTGTCGAAACCATTCGATTTTCTGGCTCACTATAAATCCGATCCATCGCATCGAGCGTAGTACCCACCTTCATCGCCGTGTTTGCAAAAAAGGATCCAGGAATCTCTGTGATCCGATGAATATCGGTTTTGTTGAGTTTTCCGGTTCCGATGATCTCCGCCCGCGCTGCAACCACTGAGCTCGCGTCCTGAACCCCTTGAATGTAGGCGATTCGCGCCGAAGTCCCCCACTTCAGCCAATCACTCCCGTTCGCGCTCTCCAGCGAGTCGCCTTCCCCGCTGGCAAGTGCGCCTAGGGCGAGAGCTAAAAACAAGAATTTCATAATTTGCTCCGCTTCTTCTTCGCCCATCTCGCCTTTGCAGCTTTCCGCGCCCGCCTCTGCGCGTTCTTTGTCGGTCCGCTTCGCTGCCGTGGCATGGCCGCCCTTCGAACCCAACTCCTGCGCTGCTGTGTTCATGGCTTGGCAACAGTACCACAAATCCCGTAGAATGTGAATGCATGATTAAAAGGGGCAGTACCAGCGTTTCTGATGCCGCTAGGCTCATGAACGCGGCCCGGAAGACCAAAAGTGGCGGCCGCAAGCCGGTAATGCGTCCCTGCCCATACTGCAAGAGGAAGTTCAGCGCCCGCGAGATTCGCATCCACAAGCCCACCTGCATCGCTCGCAAAAAATAGTACTTTTCTCAAGCCGTCAGCGTTTTTGTCCTTGCACAAACAACGTGACAGGTGTACGATGATTTCAGTAAGGAGTACGAAGGCGATGGGTTACCAGGACGAAGCGAGCAGGGATTGGGAGCGGGAGCAGAGCGCGGAGCGGCGGGCGGCGGAATTAGAGAACTCGGGCGAATTCCGGGATCTGACGGAAGACGAAATCGAAGAACGCGACCGGGCGTGGGAGGCGCGGCGGTCGATCTGGGATGTGTACCAGGAGCGGTTCGAGATCGAGAACGCGGTCGAGATCCGGGAGTTCGTCCGCCGGCCGGCGGGAATGCAGGGCCGGTTGTTTGAGGAGGTGGCGTGATGAACGAGAAGGATCAGAAGGAACTAGATCGGCGGCATGGCGAATTGCTGGACCGGGTTAATGAACTATGGGCTTTTTGCGCGGCCCTGCAGGCGGTTCTAGAGAAGCATCGGATTCCGCGGGCTGAGATTCACCAGGAATTCGGCCGGATGTTGGAGTTGACGGCCGACACGAAGAAAAAGACCCTAGCAGCCCTCGAATCCCGCAAGCGTCTTGAATGGCTCGACGAGCTGCTGCGGAACGCGCCTCCAACAAAGCAATAGGGGCGTCGCGGTCATCCATCGGTTTCCAGTGTAGCCGTTGCTGGCTCAAAAAAGCGAGAGGAGAGAATCATGCAAGGACGAGGACTGAGCGAAGTAGTCGATTTCCCCTTCGGCGAACCCGTGCAGGTTGCGCTGAAATACGAAGGCTTGGGCAAAGCGTGCGCCACGGCGGGCGGACGGACGCGGTATCTGTTCACCCTGAGCGATGGGCGCGTGATGTTCCACGAGGAAGCGGAGGCGCAGAGACTCACGCAGTTCCGCGCGGGCGAGACGTTCTGGATGCGGCGCAAGCGCGGCGCGGGGAAGGGCGCGCCCCCGCTCTGGGAGATGTGGCGCGGCGCGGAGTCGGGCGCGGCCGAGCGCGCGCTCGCTCCGGACGCGACGCCGTTACAGCGGGACCTGGCGCGGAGTCTCGATCGCACGGCTCCTCACTCAAACGGCGGGGGATCGCTGCACGGGGAGCTGGTGGTCAGAAAGGAGGCGAGCACGGCGGGCGCTGCTCCATCGGAGGTGAGACCAGCGCCCGCACGCATGGACGAACAAACGAGCAAGCCCAGTATCGCACGCCCGAAGACGCAGCTCGAGGGCGCATTGTGCACCGCGATCGCGGCGGCGAAAACCGCCCAGGAGTACGCGCGGGAGATCGGCTTCAGCGTCACTTTCCAGAGCGAGGATATCCGGTGCATGGCGAACACCGTGCTGATCGGCATCCAGCAGCGGAACGGACACGCCGCATGACCACTCAGGAACTTCGCGACGAGGGATTCGTTCCGTATTCCGAGGTGCTGCGCTTGAGGCGCTGGTGCGCGATCGCGTGGGTCGCGGGTCTCGTGATCGGGTGGTTCGCCGGATGAGCTACATTCTCGCGATCGCGAGCCTGCGACTGTACGGCGGAGAACGGCCGCTGGTGGATGAGGCGTACAAGCGCTTCATCCGCCGCGAGCCGTGCTGTGCGTGCGGGAAAGCGAAGCGCAGCGAAGCCGCCCATTTCGGCCCGCGGGGACTGGGCCAGAAATCCGACGATCGGCAGGCGCTGCCGCTCTGTCACAAATGCCATCGGACTTCCCCGATTTCCTACCATGAGCTTGGTCCGGTAAAATTCGCGCTGGCGCATAAGCTCGATGTGGCGGCGCAGATTGCCAAGCTGAATGCATTCTACGAGGAGAAACTGAAACCATGAGCGACAAGACAGACACGTCGGCGCCGGATCTCCAGCGCTACGACGTCATCAAGCTCGGCGTGCTGGAAAACCCAGAGGGTTACCAAGCCGCACCTTCGTCCATCCGCTATCGTGATTCGCGCGAGTGGATCATCCAGCGTTGCACCCAGGAATGGATCGGCATCGAGTTGCAATACCAAGACTGGGGACCATACGGTCCTGGGACGATGGCTCCGCTCACACGCGATGAGATGATCGAAGCCCTTGATGCATTTCAGAAGAAATGGCCCGATGACGAATTTCGCGGCCACAACATCAGCGGTTGTAAATGCCATCGTGGAACCTCTCCGGAATAGCTAAGCGGCAGAGCCCTATCCTCAGATTGTTCAACGCAAATCAAAATGCGTATCTTCTCTCCGCCACGGAAACTCCTTTACTTCGGATGGTTACTACCCCAGTCCCCTATCCCCTCGATTTCCCCGCTTTGCGAAACATCTTTCTGTCACTAACATTCCTCTCACGATGACCCCGGCCCCGCAGGTATCGCGGCGTATCCAATTGCCTCGATCCTCGACCCGGCTTGTGCAAGGCTATGCCCACTGCCGCGTCCTCACAGCGGTGAGCCAAAAATCAATGGGAGCCAGTTTCGAGGGCAAGATCTATTCCCCGGGGCGCGTCTTGGAGCGTTCCGAGCTGCCGGCGCCGCTCGTGGTGCTCGAATGCGCGGGACCCACCGGACCGGCGCGGGGACACCGCCGGGCCGCAGTGGTCTGGATTCTCTGGGAATGGAGAGACGAACAGTGGATCGAACTCGCCCGCAGCGCGGCCGTCAACTGGGAATGGACGCTCGATCTGCGCGGCCCCGCGTTACGAGCGTTACATCCGGACCGGGAGCTGTTCGATGTGTTGCGGGAGGGAAGGGAGCTGGCCGAGGGAATCCTCGATCTGATCGATAAGCGTTTGGAGACGGAGCGGGAGGATTTGCGGCAGTCTACCTTGGGAGCGCTCTATGATCGGGTGTCGGCTCGGATGAGTGGCTGACAGGTGGATGGCTCCGCCAACGTCTGAGTGGTTCGACGTCATTGCAAACACTGTTCGGAAAGGTTTGCGTGAGGGGAGATGAGACCAAGGCCCGACGCACATTCTCACGCGCCCGAAAGCACGACGCACCGAGATCTTCTGAAACCATTTGCGGGTGAGTTCACAATAATCCACCGTGGCACTTT